AAGTATCATTCTATCCTCCTATCTAAAGTATAGCACATAAAATCCGATTTGTCAAGTATTATTTTAAGATTTTTTAACCATTAAGTATCCCAAGTTTACTCGTTAAGTAAGAAGTCCCCCATACTTCACTTGTAAGCGATTGCTCTGTTTAGGCATAGCAAACCACCAAATAGGCCAATTCGTTGAAAATTAAAGGGTAAAATCACCCAGAATAAGAAGCTAGAGCAAGTGTGTCAACCCTCTTTTAAACTCTCGGCTCAACAAACCCACCATCTTGGTCTGTAGCAAATAACTCTAACCGTTCCCCAATTTCCCAAAGTTCAACCATACGCCAGCCATATTCGTCGCTTACTTCCCACTCGTATATCTTTCTTTCTGTCTCTCTTGTATTATTCTTTTTTGTAGTCTCCTTTTTCACTATCTTTTTAAGAGTATCAATAGTTAAAAGTAAAAGCAGATATATAAATGCAAGAATACCCAAGCAGAAGAAAAAAACTGTTATCTCTTTCATCTTATTTTACCTCCTTTAAGTAACGATTGGCAAATACTCTGGCCGTTTCATTTAACATCCTAAAGTTATCATCCTTTTGCCAAAGTTTTAAAGTTTCTATTATCAAGCCCACCGCATAAAAATATTTAAAGTCTCTGCAATCCTTATTTATAACTTCTGCTAAATCTCTGACTGTCATCATTTTTATTCCCTTTCTACTCGCAAATATATGCCTTATAATCTATGTTCTTTTTAGCCCATTCTTTTTCTCTTTTAGTTAAACCAGTAGTGTCATCAATCATCTTTTCCCAAGAGTAGGTTTCAAACTGATAATTTAAGGCTTTACCGACTAATTCTAAAATTCTACTTTGAGTTTTCATTTTATCTCACCTCGCCTTTCTTTATTCTGGTAAGTTCTTAACAAGTTCAGTTTTTTTGGGATCGTCCCTAAGTATGGCCAAGAGAGTAAGTAAATCTCTTAAGTGATGTCCCTCGTGTAAAGGGTATCCTAAGTCCTTTTGGCCTGTCAAAGCCTTCAATCTCGCCTCAAAGCCTTTAATTGCTCTGCTTTTTAACTGTTGATTGAGTGCCATTTCATTTCCTCCTTTTAATCTAATCTTTTTAAAGTTTTATCTCTCTCTTTTTTATACAGAGGTCTAATAAAATTAAATTCTACAAAAGAGAGTGTCTTACTCCAAACTTTATCGTACCACTTTGCTTTATTTTTATGTAGTCTATGAAAAGTTTTTCCTGCTTTTCTATCACACCAGCTTTGTAATACAAAAATGAAAGATACTTCTGGTACAGTAAAAAATAAACTCTCTCCCAAAAATCTTATGATATATTCTTTATAAAATTCTTTCTGTCCTATATATACTGCTTTCATTTTAATTTCTCTCCTCTATTTTTGGTGCAAAGTAATACGGAGTCCCACCTCTGTAAGGATATACTGTAAAAGTCCCATCATCCCATATTTTTAAGCAGTGTTTACAATTATTGTCCTTTCTCAATCTTAAAGTCATATCCTCTATCCCTTTAAAAAATGGCTCTCTGATACATTCCAGGTAAAGAAACTTCTCGGTATCGGTTGTTGCCTTCCAATCGCCACCATCGTATTCTTTACCGCCCCCAGATACATAGACACATTTTAGGATAGCGTTTTTCATTTTATACCATTATTCATTTTCTTAAATAGAGGATACAATCTTTCTGACAATTTATTCGCCATTTTAGTATTTGCTTCTTTTTGCGAAGAGCATCTTCCTAAATTAAATCCATAAGCAATCAGAGGATTATCGTCTAAGAATAACCCAACTTTCTTTTCTTTCATTGCTCTTACTATAATCTTTCCTTCTCTCGTTACCATTCCAATAAAGTTTAAAGTCATTTTATATCGCCACCCTTTCCTTTCTAACTTTATCAATCAATTCTTCAATAGATATTTTTTTTCTGTCTGTATAATAAGGAATATACTTATCATAAGCAAAGATAATACTGTCAAAGTATGTTAAAAGTCCAGCGTCATCCCTCGTTTGAGAAAATTTATGAAAGCATTTATAAGGTATACTGTTATCCTATAGAAGTCTCAAAACCTTATTATAAGATACAATGTCAATCGTGCCTCTAAAGGTTATCTTGTGTGTGTGCTTCATTTTTCTGCCTCACTTAAATATAAAAGTATTCTATATCCTTTTTAGTATCTCGATAAAAATATACTTCCCTATCCTCATTGTAAAAATACTCAAAAGACTTTTCTAGTATTAGTTCCACATAACAATTTTTTAAAAATTCTACTTTTGATATTTCTTTACTACTCTCTACTAACTGAGCAAGCAAGGTAGTGTCGTCGGCAACCCCCTCCCTAAATTGCTCATCATCTAAGCCATTTAGACAGTTTCCTATAAAATATGCTGTTCTATTCATTGTAAATTTCCTTTATTTTATTTTCCTCAAGTAATAATGTAAGTCATAACTCTTTTGAGGGAATTTCACATAGTAATATACTGTAAAGAAAGTGCCTCTTTCAATAGCTCCGATCCAACCTTTCCAAGTTTTAAAGGGGGATTGAGGCTCTTGTGTTTCTTTGTCTATGTAATACTTTACTATTTCCTTTGTGCAAGTAAACAATTTTAACATTCTAAATCCTCCTCATTTTTTAAAAAGTCAATAAGTAAATCCAATCTCCATAAGTATACCATAAAAAGCCCGAAAAGTCAAGAACAAATTTTAAAGTAGGTAATTAAGCCAGAAAAAAGCAAAGCCCAAAGTAAAAAATAATCAAAAAAACCAGATAAACAACCTAAAATAATCAAAAAAACTGATAACAATGTCCGATGCCCTAAATCCCGATAGCCACCAAACAGTCCCAAAGTATCCAGACAAACTTTTCCGCAACCATAAGCAGTCAATAAAGTTAAGAGGGATAACCAAGCCCAAAGTGTAACAAGTGTGTAAGAGTGAAGGGAGCGTCTACCCAGCAACTCTACACATACATAATCCATCACCTTTAGTCGTCGGAGAAAGTGCAATCCCAGCCCTTTTTATCGCCTAAAGTTCCCCTGGCTACTTCTGTTTTTGTAATCATTTTTTAACACCTTCCTTTAAATTTTATAAGTGTAAAGTATGCTTAAGTTCTTTTTGCTGGGATTATAAGCGAATACAGAGTATTCCCTAAAAGTACTTGAAAGTTATACCAGCCTATCAAACGATAGTAAGTAAAGACTCTTTTGTCTAACTTATTATAATAGTATCTCTTAGAAAGTTTAGGCCATCTCATTTTAAGCACCTCCCCTGCTTCAAAGTTTACCTCGTTTTATAGTTTTACTCTATTCTATAGCAAGTCTGTCAAGTCAAGTTTTCGCTTTAGCAAGCCTCAATAAGTCCTTGTCCTTTAGCCTCTGCACCTGTCCCGTCTTTTTGCAAGTGATAAGTGGCAAGCCTTCCCTGAAGCCTGTCAAAGTCCAGTCTCGCTTTTTTAGCTTGAATTTTAGGCCGATTTTTATTGTCATTTTATTTTGTCTCCTGGCAAGTCTGACAAAGCCCTTGTTTCGCTTCCTTGTCATCCAAAGCGTAATCGCACCGCTTGCAAGCCCCGAAGCCCTTATAAACCCGAATTTTGCTCGCTTGCTTAGTCTTTCGTCCTGTAAGGTATATTCTGCCTTTCATTTTAAGTCACCGCCTTTTTGTGTTAGGTTATTTTAGTTTATTATTTGCTCAATCTCTTTTAAGTCTTTTTCGGGTATAGGTTCATATAACCAACCGTGTCCATATTTGTAACCGTTATCATCAAACAAACTTATACCTTGCAGATACTCACAGGCTTTAGTATAATCATACTTGTTGCCTTTTAGTTCCCATTCTTTTATAGCCCTCTCTTGTTTTTGTGTACCTGCGTGTAAGTCGTTTAAGTGGTAAAGTTTCCACAAGCGATATATTCTATCAAATAGTTTAGGATTGTTTAACTGTCCCCTAAATTCCTTGATAGTGTCTAGATTCTGTCCACCTGAATATATATCACTTTTGATATGGTTCCAAATCTCACCACAAATAGACAAGACTTTTTGTCCTTGCTCTTTTTCTCTTAACTCCATTGATATTGTAACTTCGCAAGTCTTTTGGTCTATGCCTAAATAATCAACCTTACCAAAACTTCTCTCTCGTCTCATTTTTAGCACCTCCTTTATCATTTAATTTTGTTAAGCAATTTAATCTTTAACTGTTCCGCCATTGCATAAGATAAAAGTTTCCAACCCTTTTCTCCGTCTATCTTTTCCAGTATGCGATATAAATAGATACATAGAGCAATCATTTTAAGCCTCTTATATATAGTCTTTTTTTAAGTCTTTTATTTTAACAGTGTATAAAAGTTTTCCTTTATTTGTTTTAGTTCCCAAGTTATCAATCTGTTCAATTATACAGAGGCCGTTTTTTAACAGTTCCCGAACCTTAAAAAAGGCCGCTTTGTCTGTTTTATGGTAAACATATTTTCCAGCGTAAACTTTGCTTTTCAACATTTTAAAACCTCCTTTAGTATGTAACAGTCGGATATATCCTCTTAGGTTGTAAGGTTACAATATAGAGCCGTCCCTCTTTTCTTATGGTATGCCTAAAATTTTTCTGCAATAATCTGACCTGGCATTTATCCGAAGTGATAACGCAAGGATATTCTTTTTTATAATCGTCAAGAAATCTAGGCTTAACTCTTTTAGCGTATTCTTTGTTATAGTGTAACATCTTAAATCGCCTCCCCTTAAAATATACAAAGTACCACAACCACAATCAAAACCAGATAACCTATAAACCCCAGAACCAATATGTCTGACTGGCCTTCTCTTGACTTTAAAATCTTGACAACTGTCCAGGCTTTATTCCACTTAAACGTCAAAGTATCTCCTAGCTTAACATCATACGTAGTAGTATATTTAAACTTTTTGGTATCCTCTTGACTTTGGAGTTTCACTCTTAATTCTTTTCTCATCTTAACTCGCCTTCCTTTCGTTTTTCCCTTCCACTCTATAGCTTACCACAAATAGCCGAAATGTCAAGGGTCTATTTTAAAATAAATTTTTGGCCTTATCTAATAATAGACTATTATATCCTATGGAGAAAATGGATACCCAGCCCGTAGCATACAATCATAATACAATATGGAGCAGTAAAATAAAAAATACTGGTATAAATACTTAGCACTAATATAATACAATAGCAATACAGGGGACAGAACCGCTCCGAGGCTGTCCGACGACGGTGGGCGACAGACGTGCTTGAGGGTGCGAGACGGTCAAACTGCTGTAACCTGTTTAATCCTTGAAACTTATGGGCGGTTTCCGAAAATGAGGGCTGTTTTGTCGGTCGGTGGGTATCCATACATGCACATTCAGACAACTTTCGTAGGGATTGTGCTTATCTCTTTATCTTTATTGGAGTTATGACAATTCTTGCTTTATCCCACTTGACACTGTTTTTCAAAGGTTTGATTTATCCCAGATTTGCTATATTCTGTAGTAAGTTTTGTGCTTGATAAAATGGTTGCTATATTTTATAGTAAATTAATTTATGGATAGTTGCCATACAAATCGTAATACTGTGGAGTTTGTCTAGTAACTTTTATTTGCAATAAGTTTGTTACCTAACAGTATTATCATCTTACTATATTTTGTTTGGTGATTTCTTTTATAACAAAAACCTTCTACATAGACTTATGTATGGTTTTATACAATTCTTTGTATGTTTTTATACAACCTATAAGTAGTAATTGATAGTTCCAGATTTTTATAGTGGTTGGAATCTCAGCTTAACTTTCTGCGAAAAAATCAGAAGAGTTCCAAAATTTACAGTTGAAGATTGTGCTATTTCGGCTTTTTGCGAGAAATTCAAAGAAATCTGCTTTCATAACTGGTTCAAAACACTTGAATTAAATTATTTTAAAATTTTACTTATAATTTTCCGACTTTTTACGTATAATAGTAGTGAGGGGTATTTTAGCCCCCAATATCTTTTTGGTCTTAATTTAACAATTTTAGGAGTAAATTTGGACTTTCCTTTCTTTAATAGGCGTAGGCAAGAAAGAGACAAGCTTGTAGCCGAAATACAAGATTTACAGAAAAAAGTGGCTCAAAAGCCCAAGATAGACCCAGCATCCTATATTCATGATTATAGTGAAAGCGATTCAATTAAGGGTAGAGACACCCGTGTTAGCTACTCAATGCTGGAGCAGATATACAAGAAAGAGTCTTGGGTTCGGGCAGCCATCGATGTTATAGTTAGAACCGCCACCTCAAATGGGTGGCGTTTAGTTTCTATAGAGGACAGGATTGACTCAAAAGAAGCTGTATTGAGCAAGGAGTTATCTTTAAATTCACAGGTAGGAGCTTTAAAGGACTTATTAGAAGAGCCCAATGCCGATGACACATTTTCAGACATAGTTGCCGAAATTATCACAGATTTGCATATTTACGGCGATGCCTATGTTGAGGTTGTAAGAGATAGGGTTACTGATTTGCCAGTAGCCCTTTATAATGTATATTGTCCCTCAATGAGAATCAAAGTCGATGAGCATGGGAAAATACTGGGCTATGTTCAAGTTTTTGATTGGCAGATAGTTGCCGAATTTGAGGTTAATCAGATTGTCCATTTTAGATTAATTAATCCTGGTTCAGAGGTCTATGGTTTATCTCCTTTGGAAAGTTTAATTATACCCATTGAAACCGACCTTTATGCCCAGGCATATAACAAGAACTTTTTCAAAAACGATGCAACACCAAGACTTCATGTCGATTTGGGTAACTGTACATTACCTCAGTTAAAGAGAATGAGGGAGTATTGGCGAACTGTCTATAAGGGTGGTGGAAAATCTCACAAGACAATTATAACCGAAGGTGGGGCAAAGATAACTCCTATTGGAACTCCCCCAAAGGATATGGAGTTCTTGAATCAGAGGAAATTTAACCGAGACGAGATTTTAGCAGTTCTTGGAGTCCCCCCGATTATGGTTGGGATTGTTGAGGGTGCAAATAGAGCAAATTCGAAGGAGCAAGCAAATGCTTTTAAAACAGAGAAGATCATTCCGCTCCAAAAAATGCTGGCAGCCAAATTGAATAAATTATTAATTTCGGAGTTTACAGATAAATATACTTTTAAATTTGCTGAGCTGGATTTGAGAGATGCTTTGGATGCAGCACAGATAGACCAAATTGATTTGGAGATGGGAATTCGTGATATTGAGGAAGTTCGTAGAGCTAGGGGATTATCCCCTAAGAAAAAACCCTCAATTGAACAGGAAGAAATTGAAGAACCACAGGAAAAACCAAAAAATAAAAAGACCAGAAGAAATAATAGAACAGAAAAAATTATTAAATTTTTGAAAGAAAAAAAGGAAAGGGAACGAGGCGAGTAAGTTGAGTTTACTCAGCAAAAATGATAACTCAATTTAGGGCTGGCACGAAACTAAAATTGCTCGCCCTCCTAAA